CTTTTTGGGTAATTCCCACACTACGCTTTGACGAAGTAGTTCAGATGGTAGAACAATTCTTTCATACGGAATAAGTCATTGGTTCAATTCCAATCTTCGTCACTTTTGGGCAGATGGCAGAGTGGTCTAATGCAGCGGTTTACTAAACCGCCGAGGTGAATGCCTCCGAGGGTTCGAATCCTTCTCTGCCCGCTTCAGAATGATATATACTAGACCATGTGCGTAACATTCTTTCTACAACTTCAATCTCAACTACGAGTTCTTCACTGGCAAACCAAGTCTTTTTCTGAACACAAGGCTTTAGGAAAGGCTTATGAAGATCTTGATGGATTGGTTGACCAGTTTGTGGAAGTTCACACAGGCAAATACGGCAACACTTTAGGCAACCCAAGTTTTAGTTTCAATGTTAACAACTACAAGGATTCAAACTCCTTGGGTGTGATTAACGCTGCCATCTACTACTTGACTCACGAACTACCAACAAAGTTGGATCAGACGGCTGACACCGATCTTTTGAATATTCGTGACGAGATGCTTGCTGCTCTGAATCAGACAAAATATCTGCTTCGTTTGTCTTAATCCCTTGACAGGGATGGTTCGCACGATATAATACTCTAGTTGAAGTTACTTGGCCCTATCGTCTAGTGGTCTAGGATAGGAGGCTTTCATCCTCTTGACCGGAGTTCGAATCTCCGTAGGGTCACTTTAAACCCTTGGTGGCGACCGTTAATCTCACCAAAAACCACGAACTGCCCGCACATATGTGGTTCAGTCTGGAGGCGTAGTTACAGGCTTTGTTAGGCGCGACTAGCAAAGCCACAGGTCTACCGCCTTTCTTTACGGGGAGAGTTCTTTGGTTGAAGGAGTAACAGCCATCGGTAGAATCGCTGATGAAATGATTATAGATAATTCACTAGCGGCGGGTTCGATTCCCGCATCCCCGTCTAAATAAACTCGTCACTAAATGATCTTTTAACCATGAGGAAACTATGAAGACAGCGATGATAACTGGTGTTAACGGTCAGGACGGTTCTTACCTTGCTGACCTTTTAATTTCCAAAGGTTACTATGTGGTAGGCTTGAAGCGTAGAACTTCGTCTATCAATACTGGACGAGTAGATCACATCTACGACAATCCAATCTCAAACTCACAATTCAAGATGCACTACTATGACCTCTCAGACGGAGCGGCGATTGTGCATCTGTTGGACAAGTATCAGCCGAACGAGTTTTACAATATCGCTGCTCAGTCACATGTTGCAGTTTCGTTTGATGTGCCTGAGTATACTTCAGATGGTATTGCTCAAGGCAGTCTTAAGATTCTTGAAGCGATACGAACTGTGAGTCCTGCTACTCGTTACTATCAGGCGTCTTCGTCCGAGATGTACGGTGATAGTGATGATTACGATAAGCATGGTTATACTGAAACTAGCCGAATGATGCCGGTATCTCCGTATGCTGTTGCTAAACTTCACGCTCATCACATGACCCGAGTGTATCGTAACGCATACGAACTTCACGCTTCATCAGGTATTCTGTTCAATCACGAAAGTCCTCGTCGTGGAGAAACTTTTGTGACTAGAAAGATCACTATGGCAGCAGCCAAGATCAAGGCAGGTTTGCAAAACAAACTGTTCCTTGGAAATCTTGACTCTAAGCGAGACTGGGGATTTGCTGGAGATTATGTGGAAGCCATGTGGTTGATGCTTCAGCAAAGCATCCCTGATGATTATGTGATTGCCACCAACCGAACTCATACTGTTCGTGAATTCTTGGAAGTTGTATTTGACTACGCAGGACTTGGAGACTACAATAAGTATGTGGAGATTGATCCAAGACTGTTCCGACCAAACGAAGTTCCGTATCTGTTGGGCAATCCCGCCAAAGCAAAGCGAGTATTGAGTTGGGAACCAAAGTGTGATATGCCTACTCTTGCTCGCATGATGTTTGATTCGGATTACGCACCTTTCATAAAGTGAAAACCCATGAAAATTGAAGATGATGTGAAACTTGATTTTGCAGATGTTCTTATTCGTCCAAAGCGAAGCAATTTGGATAGTCGTAGCAAGGTTGATGTTGAACGAACATTTAAATTTAAACTTCCAGACAACATGGAACAAGAGTGGACAGGCGTTCCTGTTGTTGCTGCCAACATGGATACAGTTGGCACATTTGAGATGGCTAAGAGTCTAGCAGAATTCAATGCTCTATGCGGTGTTCATAAGTATTACACCGAAGCCGAATGGGATACCTTTATGACCGACTGGTTAACCTCTCATGTTAATTGGTCGCCTAATGTGGTGTACACCTTGGGCATGGGCGATGCTAATTCTTGTATGCAAGAGATTCAAAAGGCTGAACGAATTCTCAACCGCCACAAGTCCATCAAGTTTATCTGTATTGATGTGGCTAACGGGTACACGGAAAAGTTTGTGAATTATGTTCGCACCATTCGTGGGTTGTTTCCCGATCACATTCTAATTGCAGGCAATGTGGTGACGCGAGAAATGACTGAAGCCCTGATTATTGCAGGAGCAAACATTGTCAAGATTGGAATTGGTCCTGGATCAGTCTGCACGACACGCAAGGTTGCTGGTGTGGGCTACCCGCAGTTGTCATGCATCATGGAGTGTGCTGATGCTGCACACGGGCTAGGCGGCTATGTGCTGTCTGACGGCGGATGCACCTGCCCCGGTGATGTAGCCAAGGCGTTCGGCGCGGGCGCAGACTTTGTAATGATTGGTGGTATGTTTGCAGGAACCGATGAAGCCGCAGGCGAAGAAACCGAGGACGGCAAGGAGTTCTACGGCATGAGTTCCGCTACAGCAATGGAAAAGCATTCAGGCGGCGTGGCAACCTATCGTGCAGCAGAAGGCAAGCGAGTACTTGTCAAGCCTGTTGGGCCTGTTTCAGGAGTGATTCAACAGATTCTTGGTGGAGTTCGTTCGGCTTGCACTTATGTTGGTGCTGCTCGTCTGAAGGACTTGCCAAAATGTACAACATTTGTCCGAGTTAACCGTCAACTCAATAATATTTTCACCTAACTATAATGGCTCGGACTTTTCGCGGGTATAACTCAGTGGTAGAGTGTTGGTTTTCCAAACCAATTGCCGAGGGTTCGAATCCCTCTACCCGCTTTCTCGGAGAGTAGCACAACTTGGTAGTGCGCTTGCTTTGGGTGCAAGAGGTTGCAGGTTCAAATCCTGTTTCTCCGACTGGAGATTTATGATGATTGATTATGCGGATGTGATTTACGGTCTTGCTTGGGGCGACGAAGGCAAAGGCAAGATTGCCAATGCTCTTGCCGAAAAGTATGATTGCGTGTGTCGTTGGAACGGTGGCCCAAACGCGGGGCATACTGTTTACCGAAACGGCAAGCGATACAAGACTCATCTTGTTCCGTCTGGCATCTTTGCTGACAAGCAATGTGTGATTGGGCCAGGTTGTGTAATCAATCCTGATAAGTTCTTTGAAGAGATTCGGTATCTTCGCAGCGAAGGCTTTAACACTTCGCTCATTAAGATTCATCCGAACGCTCATATTATTACACCTGAGCATATTGAATACGATACCAAGCATCTTGGTTATCTTGGCACAACCAAGCAAGGCATTGCTCCATGCTATTCCGACAAGATGTTGCGTCGTGGCAAACAAGCCAAGGATGTTTTTGATTCGCAATGGTTGCTGAAGGATGAGTTGCGCGGAAAGATTTTGTGCGAAGGAGCACAGAGCGTTTGGTTAGATATTGACCACGGAGATTATCCGTATGTCACAAGCAGCACAACCATGCCTTACGGTGCTTGTTCTCTTGGCTTCTCACCACATAAGATTAGTAGACTGATTGGTGTGGCTAAGATTTACGATACCAAGAGTGGAACCGATCCCCTGTTTCCATCATCGCTGTGGGATGACAAGGAACTTGATGCTGTACTGCAAGCAGGCGGTGAGTTCGGAACCACAACCGGCAGAAAGCGTTTGGTAAATTGGTTGAATCTTGATAAACTGATTCAATCTATAACTCTGTCTGGTTGCACAGAACTTATTATCAACAAGTGCGATGTTTTGGAAAAGGTGGGATTTTTTAAAGTTTATCACAAGGGAACTCTACACAATTTTAAAGATTTGGGAGAGATGAAGGTTTTTATAATTGATGCTATGGGAGAAGCCCAAGATGATGGGTCAAACATCCACAGCATAACCTTCTCAGCCCACCAGGAGGCGTTATGAGCGGCAAGCACGCAGCAGGTAAGGGAGATAGATACCGTAAGGTAGATTACGATCTATGGTCAAAGAATTGGGATGCAATTTTTAAGAAAAAGAAGAAAGCAAATAAAAAAATTGCACCGAAGGGAAAGTGACGGTATACTAAACACTATACCTTACTTACCAGAGCCGTCGTGTTGTTTGACGGGTCGCATTCGGAGAAAGATGATGGATATTGAAGACTTCGCAGCACATGCGAACATTGGAGAATTTGCTAGACGCGCTGCTCGTATTGTTGAATGGGAACTGAACGGAAAGTTTACGGCAGGGCAAGCGTTTGAAGAGATACGAAAAGTTTACTTGGAGTTAAAGCAGTCCACAGAAGAAATCAGGGGAGCCACAAATGTCTGAAGAAATTGAAACCTATCGCAAAGAATTGATTACAGAAATCTCGCTGTCTCGCGTGTTCTCACATGTTGAGAAGCGACCGTTTGCTTTGCTTACCGCATTCCGTGGTAGCAATTCGCTGTCGGTGAATCGTGGACTCAACAAGAAGTTGGAAAACGATATTCGTGCGGCAGGTTTTGGTTTTGAGAAAGTGATTGGCACTTACGAAGAAGATCTTGGTGACGGCAAGAAGCGTCGTGTTACCGAAGAGTCGTTTATGATTATAGGTGATGATGATAGTGCTACAAAGAGCGGAGCCATCAAGGGCTTTGCCAAGAAGATGGGTGCGAAGTATGAGCAGGATGCCATATTCTTCAAGTCGCCCGCATCACCACAAGGTTTAGTAATTGGAACCAAAGCAGAAGCATGGCCTGGTCTCGGCAAGGAAGAACCTGTTGGTGAATTCAAGCCTAACCGATTGAACGGCATCTATACTGCACTTAAGACCAAGAACAAGGAACCAATTAGTGGTTTCAAGTTTGAAGAATTCCATCACCCAATGACTGTGACTGAAATTTGGGTAAAGCATCTTATGAAGAAGAAAGGTTTAAACAATGATAGACAAGATGAGAGAACTTCGCAGACGCCGTAAGCGTCGTTATGAATCCCGTAGGATTCGCCGTCAGGAACTTCTGCTGAATGCGAAGAAGGAAACTCTTCGTAAACTAGAAGATCGTGGCATTCTTCCGCTTTGGATTAAGCGGGAAAAGCAAATCTAAAAAGGTGGCTCGTAGCACAACGGTAGTGCGATCCGCTGTTAACGGATAGGTTGCTGGTTCGAATCCAGCCGAGCCAGTTTAAATATGGAAAAGCGTTATCTAATCACAGGTGGAGCAGGACTTGTAGGAACCTCAGTTCCTTTTGGTCTTAAGCCGACTCGCAAAGAAGTTAATCTAACCAACTATGAACAACTGATTAGTTACATTCGTGACCACAAGATTACAGATGTTGTTCATTGTGCAGGAAAAGTTGGTGGAGTTAAATCCAACAAGCAGTTCATCAACGATTTTCTTGTTGAGAATCTAACTATCAATGCAAACATCATCAAGGCTTGTAGAGAAGTTAACCGAGCAACCTTTTTGTTGTCTACTTGTATCTTTCCTGAGTTTGCTCATTATCCACTAACCGAAGATCAGATTCACAACGGCGAACCACATCCCACAAATTACGGATACGCTTACGCAAAGCGAATTTTAGAAGTGGGAGCAAGAAGTTTGCGAGAACAATACATGGTTAATGCAAAGTGTATTATTCCCTGCAATCTTTACGGAGTAAATGATAATTACGATATGGAAAACGGTCATGTTCTTCCAAGTCTTATTCATCGTTGCTATCTTTCAAAGATTAATAATCAACCTTTTACCGTTTGGGGTGAAGGCAAGGCTCTTCGTGAATTTGTATTTTCCCAAGACCTTGGTAGAATTTTACAAATGATTCATGTTGATGAACGCTCAACTCCTGATATGATGATTGTTTCTCCAGGTAAAGAGTGGAGCATTCGTGAAGCGGTTGAAATTATAATTTCTGAACTTGGCTTTTCTGGCGAATTAGTGTTTGACAAAACCAAGCCTGAAGGTATAATAAGAAAGCCAACAAACAATACCTTGTTCACTACTTACTTCCCTGATTTTAAATTTACTGACTTGAAGACTGGTCTAAAGAAAACTATTGAGGACTTTTTAACAAAATATCCGAATGTCCGAAAGTAATGGGATCGTAGACCAACGGCAGAGTCAACGGATTTAAAATCCGTAAAGTGTGGGTTCGAATCCCACCGATCCTACTGTTTGCGAGAGTGGCTGGAATTGGCATACACGGCGGATTCAAAATCCGCTGCCCTCTAAAGGCGTGTGGGTTCGAATCCCACCTCTCGCACTTTTGTTCAGATTGTGTTTTAAACTAATTACTGATATGGAAACCATAGCAACAATCTTTTTCATCATTTCGGGAATTTCTGCTCTCGCCGCTTCACAAATAAAGTTATATACTTGGGCGTATTCTCAAGGATACGGTCACGGCAAGCATGCAGGATTTAGTGAAGGACTATTCAAAGCCTACGAGCGACAGTCTCGTAGGAAGGAGAAACTATACAATGACGCTACCATATGAATCTTATCGGGCTGTTGTGAAGACTTCAGAGTTTCTGAAGGAACTTATGAGCAACACCAAGATGGGCAAGGACGCAATTCGCAAGACTGCTCGTGATTTGCTGAAGCACTATCCGTTTGACTTTGATGTTGAGATGTGGATAAAGAACAACGAGAAGGTGATGTGCGAATGGGGCAAGCCTAAAGCAGCCGAGAAAAACTTTATTGCTATTGGTCGCCACGATCCTGTAGAGTATTCTCCCAAGCACGGCGGTTGGATTTTTTGGGATGAAACATGGGCAAAGTTTCATGGGCCTTTTGTTAGCGAAGCAGCGTGTCAAGCCGCACTTGTGGAATACTGCAAGGAACTTGATGGCGAAGAAAAGACCCTAGAGACACAGGCAGAGAAGGAAGAAGATGCTCGTGTAGCCGCTCTCTTGGAAACTAATGCCATGTCTCCGCCGGAACTAAAGGAAATGGTTGCCAAGGTTAAGAAGTCTTTAGCAAAGAAGGCAAAGAAAACCAAGGTCAAGAAGTAACAAATAGTCGGTGTGGTGAAATTGGCATACACGAAAGATTTAGGTTCTTTTGCCGCAAGGCGTGTGGGTTCGACTCCCTCCACCGACACTAATAGTCCCTTAACTCAACGGCTAGAGTGCTTCCTTTACACGGAAGAAGTTGTAGGTTCGAATCCTATAGGGACTACTTTCGCCATCTTAGCACAGTGGTAGTGCACCTGATTTGTAATCTGGAGGTCGTGGGTTCGAATCCCACAGATGGCTTTAATGCTAAACCTAAACATACCAAACTTTTTTTGCTTGCTTCGCCGCGAGCATATGTACCAGCATAAAACTCACAAAGGCGAGTTTGATAAAGTTATGGTGTTTGGTGCTCAATCCAATCCTGAGCGAGCAATTCTGTTTCATGTGTTAACCGATAACGGATTGGTTCGCAGTCGCGTTCCTGTTCACATGCTTTGCCACCGTGAAGACGCGCCCGAGATCCCACTAGACCATCTTCAGTTGTGGGATTGCTTCTCCGTCAATTCAACTGTAACCACATACGAAACTCTTCGTGGATCTCGTTGCAAGGTTATCTTGAAAGACGGTAAAGGCTATTGGGGGGATTACATGATGACTTTTGATTGGTATAACAACGCATACAGCGATGAGCCAACGCAATACAAGTGCTTGCATATGATTCGTTTGGATAACGGGTGTTTTGCTCTACAGCCAAACAATAGAATCTATTGGAAGCACATGTCGTTTGTAACCAAGCCGTTCCCCGAGAAGCCTGACTACAAGGTTGATGACAAGATTTTCCGATGCGAGGGAAGCAGCGACCGTTGGGTTATTGACTGCGATGATGACAGTTACTACTACGATTTAAAAAATCAAAAGCATTGATTTTATAAATATATCTGTCCTTCTCAGAAGGATAGATTTGGGTAAAACTGTCCGTCCTACAAGGACAGATTGGAGCCGCGTATGCGTAGACCGAGTAATTTGGTCATGGCGGGCGTGCTACTCACGCTCGCAGGCGTGCTTACCGCAGGAACAGTTTCCTGTCAGTCATCAGCAAATTGCGATTGCAACGGTTACAACCAACAGGTGGTTGAAGGGGTCGTTGGTGCAAATGCTGTCGTACACTACGACGGCACACCTCTTGGTTCTGGCATTGCATATCGCAAGAACGGTAAGTTGTATGTGCTAACAGCAGCACATGTGGTTGAAGACGAAAACACAATCAAAGAGCATAAGCCGTGGTTTACACCACGCAACTTTGTAGAGATAGATTTTATTCCTAATGCTCAAGACTCTTTATGTCCAATTGAACCTACAAAACCTGTGGATAAAACTTGGGGAACAAAAGAGATTGCGGTTACACTCTTTGATGGAGAATTAGAGTCTCCCATTACAACTGAAAAGTGCAAATTGGCATTCGTTGACCCTGAATACGATTTAGCAATTCTAGAAGTTGAAAATACAAAACCCTTGACACCATTAGTGAAAGGATGTATATTCAATTACAACACCCCGAAACTTGGAACACCTGTTTATCTGATGGGAAATCCTTCAATGGATACCATGACTATTACTCGGGGCATAATCGGAAACAACAACAGGAGTCGGAGTTCGCTGTCAAGTCATCTGCCATTCTTCTATCAGACAGATGCTGATGGTGCACCCGGCTCCTCAGGCGGTGGAATGTATCGTGCAGATACAGGAGAGTGTATTGGTGTGGTGGTAATTTTAAATTGCAGAAACATGCAAATCTATTGTGTACCAACAGCATTTTTACTAGAGACTCTTGTGAGACACAATCATTCCGAATTACTTCCTCCTAGTGCTTGACTTTACTATGTTTCGTGGTATGATACCACAATCTTTGAAGGAGATATATTATGAAGATTTCACAAGACACTTTGACAGTTCTGAAGAACTTCAGTACCATTAACAGCAACCTGATTGTTCTGTCGGGGAGCACAATCAAGACTATTAGCCCAACCAAGAATATTATGGTTGAGGCTGAAGTTGCCGAAGATTTTCCAATTGAGTTTTGTATATGGGATTTGAGCAAGTTCCTGGCAACGGTGAGCATGTTCAAGGATCCGCATTTTCAGTTTGAAGACAATTATGTTATTATTAGTTCTGATGGTAGCCGAGCAAAGGTTCGGTATTATTATTCAAACTCAGAAATGCTAGACGGACAGATTCTTGAAATCATTCGTGGAGGAAAGAGTTTCACCATGCCAGAATCTGTTGTTGATTTTACTCTTGATGCCAAGGATTTTACAGAGTTGCAGAAGGCTGCGGCTGTGCTTGCTGCTCCTGATCTTGCTCTTCGCAATAACAATAATCGCCTAACAATGAATGTGTTTGATCGTAAGGATAGCACAGGACACACCTATTCAATTGATGTTGGTGAATATGATGGTGCAGATTCATTTGAGTTTATGTTTAAGGCAGAAAATCTCAAAATGGTTCCTGGAACATACACAGTCAAGGTTTCTGATAAGAAGGTATCGGAGTTTAGAAACAAGAATGGTACTATGACTTATTGGATTTCTCTTGAGACTGATAGCAAGTTCACAAAGAGTAAGAAGAAGTCCAATGTTGCCGTTGGTTGAAAAGTATCGTCCGCAAAAGATTGCGGATTGTGTTTTGCCCAAGGCGATTAAGTCTACCTTTGAGGGCATCGTTCAAACTGGCGAAATCCCTAACATGATTTTGTCAGGTGGTGCAGGCTGTGGTAAAACCACGGTTGCACGAGCGATGTGTTCTGAACTTGGTGCGGACTATATGTTTATCAATGCTAGCGAAGAAGGCGGTATTGATACACTACGCACCAAGGTTCGGAACTTTGCTTCAACGGTTTCACTTAGTGGCGGCAAGAAAGTCATCATTCTTGACGAGGCTGACTATCTGAATCCACAGTCCACTCAGCCTGCTCTGCGTGGTGCAATTGAAGAGTTTGCAGGTAATTGCAGATTTATTATGACCTGCAACTACAAGGCTAGAATTATTGAGCCGCTGCACTCTCGTTGCACCGTGGTGGACTTTAAGATTCCTGTGAAGGAAAAGCCTAAGTTGGCTGGCGAGTTTCTTGAACGAGCCAAGCACATCATGGATGCTGAGGGGATTCAGTATGAAGATAAAGCAGTTGCTGAACTCATCATTCGCTACTTCCCTGATTTCCGTAGAATCATCAACACCATACAGCGTCACTCTGTAACAGGAGCGATTAATTCTAGCATTCTTGCCACAGGCAAGGATGTTGATATTGACCAACTTGTAAAGGCGATGAAGGCGAAGTCATTTGCTGACATTCGTAAGTGGGTTGCTGAACATTCGGATGCAGAACCCGCTTCTGTATTTAGGAGAATTTATGATGGGCTGCAAGACAAGGTTAATCCTGGCTCTATCCCACAAGCGATTCTCATCTTGAGTGAGTATCAATACAAGGCGGCATTTGTTGCTGACCAAGAATTAAACCTTGTTGCTTGCTGTTTGATGCTTGCCTCGGATTGCTCTTTTGATAAATAATGATATGAATCACAAGATCAAAAGTTTAAACGATTTGAGTATAGCACTCCACGAAATGAATAAGAAATATAAAATTTCTGATTTCATTGAGGAATATAAAACCGCTGTAGGAAACTCTAGTTTTAATATCATACAAGAACTGAATCAAAACGATACTAGCAATCCATTTCAAAAACTTATAAATCTTTCTTCAAAACTTTCTGATGACGACATAGAAAAGGTAGCGTCTTCAACAGAAACAATAACCGAAAAATACAATTATGAAGAATATCTTGAAGAGTGTAATGGACTAAGAGAAGCCTTTCTTAAGGATAGAAAGAGTTATTTTGCTTCAAAGGTTGCTGTCGGGGGAAAAACTAAAAGTGGTGTACAAAACATTTTTGATTTAAGCGGAGCAGCAGATGTTGTTTTGGGTGATTTTATTGATAAAGCATTGAATAAAATATCACCAAGTCATATTGATATTGTGTACGAAGATTTGAATGGTAAAAAGATTTCTGCAAAAATTAAACACAAAATTCCATCCGTAACCAAAGATCATGTTGAGGCTCCTTTAATAGATCGTTATCATGGAATAAATGCATATGATTCTTTTTTACTTCGTTCATACTACGATATTAAGAAAAATGATTGGATTTACATTCCAATAAGATTGATTATAAAATTAAACTGTGAAGATAATATGATAGGCATGATAGAGAGTATAAAGTGAATCCTTTTGATTTTGTAAAGAGTATAAACGATAAAACTGGTAATCTGATAGACGGTAACGAAGATACGGAAAAGCAATATAATCCGTTTATTGTTAATCGTTCTTTTTCTAATTTTGCAGACACGGTGCTGTGTGCAAACACCATGAATCAGTCTCACCATCTATCAAAAAAGATGCAATACGATTATCTTTATAATTGCGTCAAAAAGAAACACAGATTTTCTAAGTGGCACAAGATTGAGGAAAACGAATCGGAAGAGATGGTTATGAATTATTATAAAGTTAGTAGAGTTAGGGCTAAAGAGTATCTAACCCTATTGACTGAAGAAGATATAACTCATTTGAAAAAAATGACTTATATTGGCGGTAGCAATAAATAAAAAAATCTAAATACTTTGGTAAATAAGGAGTATTGTTATGAGTATTTTGATTGATTCTTTTATTGAAGTTGAACTACCCAATCCAGAAAACTTTCTTAAAATAAAAGAAACTTTAACGAGGATTGGAATATCCTCAAAAACCGAGAAAAAACTGTACCAATCTTGCCACATTCTGCATAAGAAGGGTAAGTATTATGTCGTTCATTTTAAAGAACTATTCATGTTGGACGGATTGCCCACAGACTTTCCCGATGCGGATAAGGCTAGAAGAAACACTATATGCAATCTTCTAGCAGAATGGGGTCTACTAAAATTGTGTGATCCGTCAAAGAGCAAAGATCCTATAGTCCCAATCTCATATTTAAAAATATTGCCGTTTGGTGAGAAGAAGTCTTGGGAACTAATTCCAAAATACAATATCGGAAGAAAACGAACAAATTATGAAACTTATGATCCTGATTCCGAAGGGTAACGGATAAATACTTTTGTACTTTTTATATTATGAACAATTTGACTCTAAAATACAACAAGTTATGGTTGGATTCTTTTGACCTATCGTTTGCAACCGAGCAATCTGCTTGCTTTGATGTTAAAGCCTATTTTGGCAACAAAACAAGAATTATAGACGCTTACGATAAGAACAATTCTCATCATAGATTGCTAGCCGCATTTGAGCGTTCAGATGCCCCACCATTTTTAATAATTCCTCCTGATGGAGTTCGTGTTCTTATTCCTACTGGAATTGTTTTAGACATTCCCGAGGGATATTCTGTGCGCCTTCACGCTCGCAGCGGATTGGCTGTAAAGGGAGGAATAGTTCTAGCCAATTCGGAAGGCGTTATTGATTCGGATTATACGGATCAATTAATGGTTGCAGTTACAAATTTGTCTAACCTTCCTGTTCGTATTACCCACGGCGACCGAATTTGTCAAGGGGAAATGATTCCTGTTTTGAAATACTCGCTCCAACCCACCGATGAGCGAGTTCAGCCCAAGACTAGCCGAGCAGGTGGATTCGGCTCTACTGGAGTTTCTTAAAATGACACGCGAAGATTTATTAAAAATGCATGAAATGATTTGTGAAAAGGGTCGCAATCTGATGCGTAAGAAGAATGCCGATTACGCAGGCAACGATGGGTTAGAGCCTTTTGCAAATTTCACAAGAGTAGAAGCGATGGGCATTTGCACCACCGAGCAAGGATTCTTGGTTC